GCGCGATAACCGCCCCGACGACGACGGGACGAAAAGCGGCGACGATAGGCCATAAGAATTCTCCTTAACGAGGTTGACGTGCGAGATTGCGCTGATGGTTTGCACGACGCCAATCAGCCCAGTCATCCACAAACTCGTTACCGAGCAAGTAGCGACCGACCCAAGAACCCACGGACATACCGGAAGCCTTGGCAGACTCACGGATGATCATGGGAAGAGCGTGAAGGCCTGCGGACTCGATGCCCTCGGTCCAACCTTCTTCATTACGAGGCGCGGTAATCACAAGGCGGCGACCATCGCGAGTAGTACCCAGAGAATAGTCTTCAAGCCCGGGATTACGACCAGCAGCACGAGCAGGATCCCCAGTACGAGTTGACGTAACTTCATGAGCTTTCCCCTTGATCAGACCGGTAGGGATAGGGTCAAGGTTCTGACCGACGATGTGCGTCGCCTGGATGGGTTGAATAGACACACCGGGTATGCCCGGACCAGTTTGATCCGATTGACCGGAACGAGCAGCCAAGGACCAATAGTAGGCAGCTTGCGCCTCATCCTTTGAAATCGCGGCATTTTGTGCCTGGATCTGGAGAGTCTCGAGAGCTTTCTGGTGAGGAGTTTGGGTAGCAGCAAGAGCGCGGGAGACATCTTGCCCGGCGGCAGAAAGCGCATTGCCCATAGAGGTATCAGGCATGACCGAGATCCCGGAGGGAGAGTAACCAGGAGTCGACGCACCAAGAGCATAGAGCGGGTGAATCCCCGCTTTCTTTGCGTCTTCCACGCGCCACTGGATACCAGATTGTGCAAATTCTCGTTGAAGTTGCTCTTGGCGAGCGGCAATTTTTTCATTGGATTCCCTCGCTTGAGAAGAAGACTCTTGATTGAGAAGGCCACCGGCAAGAGTTGCACCGGCGGCGATAAAAGCGGGCCACATGATTAGCACCTTATAGATGAGAACTCAGAGCGGCGACCACCAGAAAGACCACGGCGGCCGGCAACCTTGAGTGCATGAAGAACCTCACGACGCACACCACGACGAACACAGACTGCGACACGTTGAGGGCGAACGAAACCCACAGCTGACCAGCTAAGACGCTGTGGAGATGGTAGACGCGCCTGCGCCTTCTGCTTGGCAGGAACAGCGCGCAAACGAACAGGCCTGCCGGACAACGTCTGGGCAGGCCTATAGGGAGTGAGGAGACGGGAGGAAGGAGGTGACGGAACAAAGGTCCGACGATCCGTCTCAGAGAGAAACCGATTGGGATCATCGGATAACACGGAAGCCAGGGGCAACCTCCTGTTAGCGATGGGAGAGGCATCGCGCCCTGGCGTCTTACGTGAAGATTTCATACCGTTATTCTGTCACCTAACACAGTACACATCAAGTAGTGTACTGTTTTTTAAGCCGGCTGGGACGCTGCACCACCAGCCGCACCGTCTCCCTTGGGATCTCCGGAAACGCCCGGCAGAGAGGCTCCTGGAGCCACAGGAGCCGATTTTTGCTTGGGGGTAGGCTTCCCTTCAGCAAGGACCTGCCGGATCTGTTGCTCTTCGAATTCGGTGAATTCATGGGCCGAGCGAGGGTCATAGTCATCACCTATTTCAAAGTCATTGGCCTCTTCGAGGGATTCAAGGCCCTGGGAAGCCGCTTGACGAGAGATCACAGACATCATCTGCCGAACCTCCTCGAAAGGAAGCGGCGGACGAGTGAGACGAAGAGGAATGGCCACCGGTGTGTCGTCCAGAATTTCGTGGCCACGTTCATTAAGTTGTGCCATGGTAGACCTCAGAAAATGAAGGATTTCGCAGAACCGTCGACGAGACGACGGGCTTGAATAGAGTGATTGGTCATCACCCAAAGAACGTCAGCCGACGTTACCTGGTTCACACGCTTGGTGGGAACAGACTTCACAAAGTCGGCGTTGAGAGTGGGATCGCTGGAAAAGATTCGGGCGTAATGCCAAAAGTCCAGAGTAGAACGGAACTCACCAGCGATCTGAGACTCAGCACGACGATATTCATCGTAACGGTCTTGATAACCGAAAACGGCGTTCGGAGAAGCGTGAGCTGCATACAGCTCTTTGTTAAGAACCTCCTGCTGACCGATGTGCTGAAGTTCCTTCTGGAAAAAGTCTTCCTTCGTACGACGATTCCAGGTGCGAGCGAGACCCTGGACATACATCGTCTTAGGCTTGACACTCATCAACGTAATGACGTAGCCATGCTCCTCGAAGAACTTGCGATAGCGGTTGGAACGAAGAGCGCCAATGCCATGACCGCGGAGATTGCCGACGCCGTCAATGTCGGCGTCAGTGGTCACACCAGTCTGGAGAACCTCAGAAAACTGGATGGTTTGCTTGCCACCGCCAAGATATTCGGGCCGCTGAAGCCGAGCGTCAGAAGAACGGACACCCAAGTAACGCAAGTACTCGGTATAACGAGAGCCATAACGAGCGCGAGCCTCCTCATAACGCTGGAGCGCGAAAGCCTCACGAAGATCGTTGATGTCGGCAGCAGATGCATTGGACAGATCCGTGACGAAACCCGACGTGTCAGGAAGATACGAGCCAGTGGTACCCAGAGGCGTGCCAGACATCGAAATAGCGTTAGACGCGCTATTCATGATCTGACTACGCTCCGTGGCATCAGTCGACGCATGACCGGTAGGCGAACTACCCGTAGGAATATGCGGCGCGGTAGTACCCAAAGGAATAGTAATCGAGGGACCTTTCTGAGTCCACGGCCGAGCGGACGTGAAATAGTCCTTTTCCCAAGCACAGTTCTGTAAGGAAGTATTGGTAGTCGTGTCAGCACCAGAGGTCTTGTCCACAGTGAGAGCAGTCACCAAATCCTGATCGCGATACCACTCGTTGAAAATGGTCGCGTAAGCACGGAACGGCAGAGCGGAAACCTCGATGTTGTTCACACCAGTAGGGACACCAAGATAGTCAGCCAGACTACCCACGGCAGCACCGGACCCACCGCCAAAGGTGATCGTGGGGAACACAGAAGCATCCATACCATCCGGTCCACCGGTGATGAATTTTTCCCAATCCTCCCAGATAATGCGATGGGGAACGAACCAGTGATGGAGGCGGACCTCCACCGGGTGCATAACGGGCGCCAGGAGCGGCGAAACCCGCACGAGCGCAGACGTGGCGTGTTGAATAGTGTCACCAGGAAGTACCTCCACAAGACCACAGGGAACGAGCTCACCCATATCCTGAGTGAACAACTTGTAATGAGAAAGAGAGAATTTCGAGCGCTTCATAGCTTTCCTTTCTTCGACCAAATTTTGGCCTTAGTTTCGACTTGCACAATGCGTTGACGATCTACGTCATTTTTTTTGATCTGGAGCTGAGCCGGAGAAGTCTCCTCAGCCTCAGACAGAGAGAGCAGCGACTCATGCTGCCGGCGGCGGGCCAACTCCGGTTGACCTGATTCATCAAACCCAATTTCCTCACGAAGTTTTCTCCTTAAGTAACGACCAAGAGGTAGAGACTTACGGCCATGGTTGAGAGCAAGAGGAACATCACCAGATGCAGTAATCGAAGCAGCACCGTGCTTCGTGTTGAGCGCTGACGCAACATCGGCCATAGCAGTGGCACCAATGCCAGGACGAAGAGACATACGAGCAAACTCAGGATAACGACCGAGAAGACGGGGATCCTCATGAGCGGTCATCTTTTTTGTGACGTACCCGGCGATGTACTGGGCGGACTGAAGGGTAAGGTCTCCACCGTAGACATGCCCCATACCCCAGGCACGCTTGACACGCTCATCATCCCTACGGACTCCGAACAGCGCAAGATGATAGTGAGGACGGAACGTTTGGTCTCCATATTCCCCGACTGCAAAGAATCGCAGAGACTCTCCTGAAAAGTGGAAAGCGAGGCGCAGCCGCTTAAGAAAAAGCTGCACATGACGAGGAACGAGAGAGCCATCAGGCGGAAGATTTTCTTGATCATAAGTAAGCGTCCAAAAAGAAGAATGTTGATGTTTGCCTGATTCAAGCATCAGCCTATGAGTCCACAGACGACGTCGATTGAGACGACAGGGAATACACTGCCCACACGGAAAAGATTCCCCCTTAGCGTGGGCAGGCTTTTTGCACATCACATGCGATAGCCGATCCGGCGAGGACCGGCGCGATAACCGCCCCGACGACGACGGGACGAAAAGCGGCGACGATAGGCCATAAGAATTCTCCTTAACGAGGTTGACGTGCGAGATTGCGCTGATGGTTTGCACGACGCCAATCAGCCCA